TGGCATCATAAAGGGAACAAGGTAATAAGAAAGTCCCTGAGGCATTCCGTTTAAATTCCCAACAATTGAAGCCGTTTCTAAGTGCATCGTTTCTTTAGCTACAATGACAAGAAAATGAACATTCCCATAGGGTTTAATTTGATTAATGAAAACGGTTTGATAATCTGTCCCGTAATTTAACCCTTCATCCAATGTGTTCACAACGGGCTTTGTTCCATTCCATAACGGGCGATGTTCCCGTAACACATAAGACGGTTTAAAATCCATTTCAAATTTCCATGTCTGTAACACATCAATCTGAAAATGAACTTTGGTTAATCGTTTATTGACATATTCAAGTTTTGTCACAAACGCATAAAACCATTTATTGTTATACTGTGCGTTTTGGAACATGAGGTAATTGGTTCCCCATAAATCATCAATATGTTTGTCTGTATTAATGTAGCGTTGTCCCTCTATGCGCTGAAAAGTAGTTTCAGCCATAGAGTGAACAACGGGTTTGTTCATAAAATAGCTGGTTTGAGCTGTTTTCGTATCAAACCAACGCGTGTTTTTGTAATCATTGGAGAATGGAATATTGGAAAGCATCCTAATATTCGTTCCCGAAATCGGTATTGTTGCCATACGGCTAACACTCCTTTATTGCTTATGCAGGAATAATCGTTACGACTGCCTGACCTGTGATATCGTGTTCAGTTACACCGTCTTCGTCTAAATATGTTGCTGTTGCTGTAATGCGTAATTGACCTGTCTGTGACGCGCCAACTGTCAGCTTGCCATTCGTATCAATACTTGTACCGCCTGAAAGTGTAGTACCAGCATCCCCATCAACCGTCCATGCCACATCATGTTTTTGTCCATCCGTTGCACGTACAAACGCATTGAATGTCATTTCCTTGCCAGCTTTCATTGCACCTTGTACGGGGTCAACAATAACTTGTGTGACAGGAGCAACATCACCTGAAACAAAGGCAACGGCATTCGCAAAGCGTGAAGTGGAAAGCACTTGCCATGTATGGAAGAAGTAATTCCAATATAGACCCTGCGGGTTACGAATGGTTTCCATCTTTTGCAGTGTGTCATAAACCATGAAGAATTGTTCGTCAATTAGAACAGCTTCAAGTCCTTCGCTGGCGAAGTTATCAATCACAGTAATATGCCCCATGAAATTAGTCTTGTCCATATTGAAGGCTTTTGCTAGTACATCAACATCAACTGTAGCAAGTAAGTCAGCATCAATGATTAGATGTAGAGAATCCATGTCAGAGCGTGTATGAACAGCTAATGAATTGTAATCTCTTGAACCACTTGCAAGCGTCATTTTCAAAGCAGTTGCACGCAGTTTTTTGATAAATTCCGTTGCAGCCGTTGTTGATGTGGTAGGGTCATCAACTTTAACATTGGTAAATAAATTCTTAGAGAAGTAGTTGTCAATCAACAATTTCATGTATTTAAATTCATCAACTTCTGCCCCGTTGTATAGTGCATTAATAATTCCCGCAAGGAACCCTTCAAAGTTGCCCCATGAAGTAAAAGCTGATTTAAGGGAGTCATCCTGAATCGTTTGTTTGTAAAAGCCTTGACGATTCCGTTCGTGGAATAGTGTTTTAACGTCTGGAATTTCACGCTTGAACACTGTGTTTTCAGCGTCTTCCGCGTCGTATTGATGTTCCTGCGCTAGATCAATGAAAATTTCTTCAATGGTTCTTCCCTGTGGCATTTGACCTTTTTTGAATCGCTTTAACTGATTCTTCAAAGTGACTTTACGAATAACCACTAAACCAATACGCTCTACTAAACTTGTAATAAATTCATTAGCAAGTGCAGAAGTCATTAAAATACCTGCTCCAACCTGTGCCACATTTTCAGCGTTTGCTAAAGGAACATATTGTTGGAATTGTGTAGAACCACTATTACGAATTGCATTGATGATGTCATATGACTCTGTAATGCCTAAATTTGTTTTAATATCATTAAATGTTATACGTGCCATTTTCTAACCTTCTTTCGATTAAATTTCTAAATTTTCGATTGTAACCGTTTCACTAAATTCTTTTTGCTGTACTTCTTCTTGTTTGTCCGGGCGATCATGTAACCCTACCTCACGAAAAAGTTTGGAATTAGAAACAACCAAATCCGCATTGTCCTTCGTTAGCTTTTCATTAGACCTTGACATTTCTTCAAATTCGCTATGGGCGACTCCATTGTCTTTTCGCAGCAATTGAAGGATTTCTGTTTTTCGGGAATGTTCTAATTCCGGTGTTAATAATTCGCTTAACAAATTTTCGTGTTCATCACGACTCATCATCGGCATGGTAACTCACTCCTTATTTGGTTTATCTTACAATTCTATTATATCAAATTCCGACAACATATAATAGGAAGAAACTAGGTACAAAAGAAAATAGTTCAACTTTTTACTATATTTTTCTTGAAAAAAGTAGAGCAAAAGAATATAATCAGAGGTGTAAACCTGTCATATGATTGTAAACACTCTGAAAAATTAGTAGAACTTTTTGGAAGAATCTTTTAAAAAATGGTAGACAAGTCATAAAGAAGGTGTTATACTAATAATTGTAAGAGGGTTACAAAAACTGACAAGCTTACAAAATTAAACGAAAAAAGGAGAAAACGATCATGCGCAAAACAATGACAAGAGAAGTAACCAAAACAACGGTGAAAGCAGCCACAATGGAAATTGAAAATGGACTACCTGTTGCGAAACCAATTGAAGACTTTGTTATGTTGGGGAATGTATCAGTTGAAAAAGCACAATCACATGTAAAGAAAAATGTTGATCCAAAAGCTACTGTATTTGAAGTAATTCCTGAAACAGTAACGTATGAAATGCTTGTTGAGGATTTCATCAAATACGCAAGCGTGAAAGAACCAGAACAAGAACAAGCATAATTGATAGGTTTGGCAACTACCTTAAATAAGTTGTAGTGTATCGGAAAATACACTTAAATCACTGAAAATTTAAATACTCCGCAGTCTGCTGCGATAGTGTAGACAACCTTTCCTATGATTCTAAGTCTCCTGTACCTCTGTCTCGGATGAAATACCTCTAGTATTCTGTTTAAAAGAGTGTGTCGGGGCTGTACCCTAAACAGCCTACATAATAAAACAAAATAAACCATTGAAAAGAGGAAACTGAAATGTCAAATGAAAACACTCAAGTAACGGAATTTGAAAACACTGAAATCGTAACACGTGAAAATGATGATTTTGTCGTAACAAAAGATGCTGCTGGAAAGTTCAAACGCAAAGCAAAATTCCGCAATTACTCTTCTATCGTCGCACAATCACGCGAAGAAAAAATTTGGCTGGCAAATCTGATTGATTCGGATGATGAAGACAGTTCAGCAGGATTAAAAAACCATGTAGGCAAACAGATTGAAGTGCAGCACATCATGACACGCACGTATGACAAATTGAATGAAGATACAGGCGAATTGGATTATGGAGTTATTACCTACCTAATCACTCCTGATAAAACAGCTTATGTCACTTCTTCTAAATCCGTATATTTTAAAGTCATGGAACACATGGAATTGTTTGGAAAGCCAACGGATGCAGATTGGCAGAACCTTGTGTATGAAGTGCGCAGCAAAAAAGCACAAAACGGAGCGCAGATTCTCATTAAATTAGTTGGATAAGGAGTGTATGACAGATGCCTGCAACCTATAAAGGTATCTATCATAACTTGAAAGAGAGCGAATACGCTATTTCTAACTCGGAGATAGCGTTTTTCTTTTCAAGTAAAGTCTATTTGAACAAATTTCTTGATAGATACGAAAACCACCGAGAAGAATTTAACAAACGATTAGATAGAGTCATAAATGATTGTCCTTTGGATATGTCCATGATGGCAGACATTCAACTCTATGAAACGATTGAGAAAAGAGGTTTTAGAGCTTGGTTAAAAGGAAGCGATATAAACAAAGAAAACCTTTACCTATACGCATTACGAAAAATGATAGAGCGGAATACGCTAAATTGGCAAAGAATGCAAAAGCCAAAATTGGCAGAACGATTAAAAATTATGGGGAAACAGTAGTATTCACGAATGAGTCAGGAGAAACAGAAACCGTAAAGGTGCGTGATCTGATTGACATTCCAAAACTTGAAAACTTTAAATCCCGTAAACATTTTAATGAATGGAAAGAACAAGCAAGGAGTTTCACCAACCGGAACAACCAACGTTATCAGTTCAAGAAAAATGATTTCAATGTTGTCGCAACGAAAGCCACCCTAAACAAAATTGAACGGGAAACCAAACGGGCACAGACATTAGCAAAAGAAATCATTGAAGAAGCACAGGAAAGACCGTTCGTGTCAGGAGGAAAACAGCAGGGGACAGTTGGTCAGCGTATGCTGCAAATGGGAAAACCCAACGCAGGCGGAATTTATATGCCTAGTGATTTTGATTTCAGTAAATATAAAGACCCGAAAAGTGTAGAAAAACGGGCAAAGAACATTGGAAAGCGTTCTGATCCTGAATACTACAACACCCGAACGGAACGAATGAGGGACACGTATTTGGATCAATTGGAACAGGTGTTCAATAGTGATGCGGATGAATTAGTCCGAAAAATCAGAAACATGCCATCTGATGATTTCTACCAAATGTATCTCATGTTCGATGAATTTGATTTTGATTGGTTCTATGACCCCGAAGAAGGAGAAAAACGGTTAAATACCATGCTTGCCTATGTGGAACGGTATGAAAGGGGTGATTTTGATAACGATTTAAATTTAAAGGGGTTCTGAAAAGGAAAGACCCGATAAGGGGAATTTATAGTGCCGAAACCATTAAATAGAAAACGGTTCACAGCAGACTTCGAGACTACAACCGATCCTAAAGACTGTCGGGTTTGGGCGTACGGTTGGATGGAAATAGGAAAAGAAGAAAACTATAAAATTGGCACAGACTTAAATGAATTTATGCAATGGTGCGAAAAGATAAAAGCAGATTTATATTTTCATAACTTAAAATTTGATGGATCATTTATTATCAATTGGCTGGAGAAAAACGGATTCACGTATGATAAAGAAGGAAGACCCAACACCTATTCAACATTGATTAGTGGTATGGGTCAATGGTACAGCATTGATATATGTTACGGATATAAAGGGAAAACAAAGCTGCATACAGTCATATATGATAGTTTAAAGAAATTGCCCTTTCCTGTCAAGAAAATAGCAAAAGACTTTAACTTAACTGTTCTAAAAGGTGATATTGATTACCATAAACCAAGACCAATCGGATATCAAATGGATGAGCAGGAATATGAATATGTGAAAAATGATATTTGGATTATGGCTAAAGCCTTAAAAATTCAATTCGATCAGGGTTTAAAGAAAATGACAAACGGCTCGGATAGTCTGCAGGGGTTCAAAGACATTATCACGAAAAAAGAATTTGATAGAAGATTTCCTGTTCTAAGCATGGAATTAGATTCCAATATCCGTTTGGCTTATCGGGGCGGTTTTACATGGTTGAATGAACGGTTTGATGGTCAGATGATTGGTGATGGAATTGTCTTTGATGTGAATAGTTTATATCCATCACAAATGTATAACAGACCGCTGCCGTATGGAATGCCGTTATACTTTCATGGAGAATATGAACACGATGAAGAATATCCTTTATACATTCAACATGTGCGCTGTATATTTGAGATCAAAGAAGGACATATTCCAACAATCCAAATCAAAAAGCAGCGTTTGCGGTTTCGGGAAAATGAATACCTGAAAACAAGTAACGATGAAATTGTTGATTTATATGTAACCAATATTGATTGGGAATTGATACAAGAACACTATGATTTATATGAAGTCGAATTTGTAAGCGGTTGGAAGTTTAAACAAAAGACAGGTTTATTTAATGCCTTCATAGACAAATGGACATACATAAAAACAACATCAGAGGGCGCAATCAAACTTTTGGCAAAGTTGATGCTCAATAGCTTATACGGAAAATTTGCA